GCCGACTGGCCGATTGTCGCCGCGAAGCTGGAACAGATCGCGCTGCTGCTCAGGAGCAAGGCGAGATCGTGACGTGCATCAGGATGTTAAGCACTGCTGAGGCGTCCGAACGGTTGGGCGTCAGTCAGCGCACGCTGATCCGGTGGCGGCAGTCGGTCCCGATCATCGGCCCTCCGCCCATCCGTATCGGCAACGCCATCCGATACGCGGAACAGGACGTGAACTGTTGGATACTCACCCAACGAGAGAAAGGCAAGAAGGCATGAGAAGGCAAACGGTAGACCCGCGCATCAGATCGAAGGTCATCGCGACATGGGGCAACTGCTGCTGGCTCGGCATGCCCGGCTGCTCCATCACGGCGACGGAGGATGACCACATCATCCCGTTCAGCCATGGCGGCAGGGACACCGTGGCGAACCTGCGCCGCGCGTGCAAGCATTGCAACGCGATGCGCCAGGACCGTGTGCTGTCAGGATACGGCGCGACGATGCATGTCGTCATCGGACCGCCACGGGCCGACTTCGGCATGGCCATGCAGTCCATGCTCCGCCGTGACAGCATCGTGGTCAGCTTCGACAGTCTGCTGCGCGACCTGTGCCCGACGCAATCCAAAGCAAGCGATGGGCTCCGCCTCGCCGCCGCGATGGCATGGGACGGTGCGGCACGCACATTGGCCAAAAGCTCCGAGCCGTTGGATGTGTGGCTGGTGCGCACGCTGCCACGCTCCCGCCGCCATCCCGACATGCTATCGGAATGGATAGCACTGGACTACGATGTGCATGTCATCGAGACGCCGGCATCCGAAACGTTCGCGCTCGACCTCTCGCACCAGGAGTATCGGACGGCGCAGCAATGGTACTCGCTGCACCTCACGCAGCAGGCGGTGGATGCCCGCATGGCCGCGAGACGGCAAAGGCTCGCCGCTCTCGGCCTGAGGCACGGCGACGACACGGCTCGGCCACGCTGGTAGCGGTTTTTTAAACAGTCGACCGCCCGAAGACCCCGCGCCAAGTCTTTTCTCCCCCCAGAACCATGCAAAAAAGCATGAAAACGTTGGAAAACCAAGGAAAACACATCATGAATCAAGGAACGTTGGAAGGTTTCGAGGAATACACGCATCCCTACGGCATCAGCGGCCTTCAGGAGCAGGCGACCATGAATCTCATCAAAAGCTTCGTGGATGGCAAGACGTTGACGCCGGAAGCAACCTACATCTGCAAGTCGATGCTCTCGATAGCCAGGAACATCGACATCCAGAACAGCAAGGGACGCGAGATCAGCCGCAACATGACATCACTGCTCACATGGTTCCAGGAACTCAAGGCGATGTATCCGGAACAGCCGCAGCTCGACCCGACGCTGACCGACTTCATCTCCGACGCGAAGGCCGGACTGTGACCATGCTCATGCGCGGCGGCACGAAACGCGACGAAACGCGGCCGACCGACGGCGCGATCGTCGCACGGACTGCCGAGATGCTCGGCAAGCCGCTGCTGCCATGGCAGCGATACGTGGCCGACGTCGCCGGGGAAATCGACCCTGCCACCGGAACGTACTATTACGACCGTGTGGTACTTTCCACTCCGCGCCAGTGCGGCAAGAGCACGCTGATCGATACCGAGGACACACGCAACGCTCTGCTCGGCCCAGACCGGAAGATCTATTACCTCGCGCAGACCGGCAAGGACGCCGAGAAACATTTCAAGGACTTCGTGCAGCAGCTCTCAAAATCAAGGCTCGCGCCGTTCGCCCTCAAGCCGAGGCTTTCCAACGGCGGGATGGAGCAGCGTTTCCGCAACGGCAGCTTCATCTGCCCGCTGGCCGTGACCAAAGTGGCCGGCCATGGCACGCAGATGGACAAATTCACCATCGATGAGGCGTTCAGCCTGGACGACGAGACCGGCAAACTGATCCTCGACGGCATGGCACCGACCATGAACACGAGACTGCACTTCACCGGCGTCCAGCCCCAGATCTGGATAACCTCGACCGAAGGCACGGCAGATTCCACGTTCCTCAACGGCCTGCTCGACTCCTTCCGCGCCGGTAACGTGCCGAAACGCACCTGCTGGTTCGATTTCGGCATCCCCGACGACGCCGACCCCGAGGACTTCCAGACGATCCTGAAATGGCATCCCGCCGCCGGCCTGCTCTGGGACATCCGCCAATTGCGCGACTTCCGTGAGCAGTTCGCCGGCAACGAGGCCGGTTGGGCGCGCGCCTTCGGCAACCGGCGAGACAGCGGAGTGGCCGAGCGCGTCATCCCCGACCAGCTGTGGCAATCGACGTTGGCCACGCCGATCACGCCGGACCGGATCGACGGCCGACCCGTGGTGATAGCCGCGGCCGTCGATGTGGATGCCACGAACACGTCCATCTCGGCCGCGATCCTCGACCATGATGGCACCGTGACCGTGCAACTGCTCGAAGTCCTGGACGGCACCGGCATGGCACCCGCCGAGATCACGAGAATCTGCGACACCTACCACGCTCCCCTGGTCATGGACTGCAAAGGGCCCAACGCCGACCTGCACGACCGGCTCGCATCCATGACCGACGAAGCCGGAGACCCACTGATTGACTTCGTCGCCATGCAATCATCCGACTACCTCGCGGTCGGCCAGGCATTCGTCAGCGGTTTGCGGAACAAGCTGATCCGCCACGCCGCCGATACCGAGCTCGACGCAAGCGCGGCCAGCTGCGCGAGGACGTGGAGCGGCGACGCGTGGCGCGTCACACGGCGCGGCAGCACTGGTCTGACCTCGCCGATCGAATCATGCATGCTGGCCGCGTGGGGCGCGCATCACCTGCCATCTGACGGCGCGCTGCAAATCTTCTGACGTGTCACCGTTTGTCACTGAATGTCACCGTTTGTCACTGAATGTCACCGTTTTTTTGGCCATGACGTGCCGCCGCGCATAATCTCGGCGTCATGAATCTTTGGAAACGAATGAGGCTCGCAGGCCGCGTGCTCACGCGCGGCGCGGACGGCACGGACATGCCGGACGGCATCAAGCCGCCGAAACGGGGGCCGGCCACCGAACCGTTGCAACTCTCAACCGTATTCCGTGGCGTGCAAGTGCTTCAGACCGCCATCACCGGCCTGCCGATCGTGGAGCAGCGCGGCGGCCGTGACCTGCCGGACGTGAGCCCCATGGTGTTGCAGCCGGACGTCTCCCGTTCCCGCCGTGATTTCATCGCCGACATCGTGGCATCGCTCGTGCTCGACGGCAACGCCTTCACGCGCATCGTGCGCGATTGGCAGGGCGAGATCGTGACATGCGAGGTGCTGCCGCCGCAATACGTGACCGTCACCGACGAAAGCGACGACCCAGCCTGCCCAGACCTGCGATTCTCCTACATGGGACACGTCTACGACTCCGATTCCATCGTGCACAGCAAGTTCCTCAACGTGCCCGGCCGACTGCGCGGCCTCGGCCCCATCTCGGCGGCACGCGAGGAGATCGATGCCGCGCAGCTCGCGCGCGACTACAAGGCGAAGTTCTTCACGGACGGCTCGAATCTCAAGGGCTATCTGCGCACATCAGAGAACATCACACAGGAAGCCGCGCAGCAGGCAAAGGCATCATGGAAGGCGTCGGGCGAGGCTGGCGACATCAAGGTAGTCGGCAAGAACCTGGAATACGTGCCGCTCTCACTTAAGCCAGCAGACTTGCAGTTTCTTGAGACTCAAAAGTTCGATACCACGCAGATCGCCCGTCTGCTCGGCATCCCGGCGAGCATCATGCTCGCCGCCGTCGATGGCTCGAACCTCACCTACAGCAACATCGAACAGTCGTGGATAGAGTTCGCCGACTACACGTTGGCCGCCTACACCGGCGAGATCGAGGAGATCTTCAACCGTCTGCTGCCGCGCGGCCGTACCGCGAAGTTCGATTGGGACAGCTCGCAGCGTGCGAACATGAGCGACCGCTACACGGCCTACAAGACAGCCATCGAGGCCGGTTTCCTCACCGTCGATGACGTGAGATGCAAGGAAGGATTGCCGGTACTCGGAAAGGAAGAAGACCAATGAACATCGAGAAACGTGAAATCGCATGGAAGGGCCTGACGCTCCGCTCCGCCGACGACGAGGGCACAACCTCCGTCGAGGGCGTCGCCGTGCCGTTCGGTGACATCATCGACACATGGGACGGAGCCGAGACCTTCGACCGAGAATGCGAGTTCCAGGGACTTGACGAGGCGAAACTGTGCTTCGAGCACGGAGAGACCATCGGCCGCATCACCAAAGCGGAAAGCACGGACGACGGACTGCACATCACCGCGCGGATCAGCGACACGGCACGCGGCCGCGACGCGATGACCCTGATCCGTGACGGCGTGCTCGACAGCTTCTCGGTCGGCTTCATCCCGATCGAATCGCAGAAGGACCGCGACGGCATCACCCACCGCCGCAAGGTCAGGCTGCTTGAGACCAGCATCGTGAGCTGGCCGGCCTACCAGAACGCGAAAATGACCAAATCAGCGGCACCAGCCGTCGAACACAGGAAGGAAACCATGGAGAACAACAACGAACTGATGGACCTGATCCAGTCCATGCAGGAGGAACAGCGCGGCATCAAGGCCGAGATCAGCAAGATGGGCGCGAAACCGGCGCCGGCTGCCATCGGCGCGGCGTACCGGAGCCACGGCGAATACATGCAGGCCCTCGCGCGAGGCGACGAGCAGGCCATGGCCGTGATGAAGGAATGCCGCGACCTGATCTCGACCAAGGACACCGGCAACACCGCCACCTGGATCGCCGATGATCTCAAACTGATAGAGGACCGCCGCAAGGTCTCCCAGCTCCTGACCCATGACACGCTCCCGGCGACCGGCATGAGCATGGAATATCATGTCGTGACCTCCGACACCACAGCCGTCGGCAAACAGGAGACTGAAGGCTCAGAGCTTTCCTTCGGAAAAGTCACCTTCGGCACCAAGACCGCCGATATCAACACCTACGGCGGCTACACCACCCTATCCCGCCAGACCATCGAACGGTCAACCACTCCGATGCTCAACACCGCGCTCACCGCGTTGCAGAATGCTTACGCGAAGGCCACCGAGAAGGCAGTGCGCGACCACCTGTACGCGGAAATCAAGGCTCAGCGCGACGCATCCTCTGACGCCAACAAGATCGACGCGCCACAGCTCGCGAACATGACCATCGATGACTGGGTATCCCTCATAATCGACGCGTCCGAACTGGCCGACGACCGCAACGTGACTCTAACGCGCCTCGCGGTCTCCAAAGACGTGCTCAAGGCGCTGGTGAAACTCAAGGACACCGGCGACCGGTTCTTCAACCTCAGCGGAGACGGATCGGACACCATCGGAAGTTTCGACCTGACCGGCGTGGCCGGCACGTTCATGCGCGTCCCCGTCGTGCTGCTGCCGAACGCCGACGCCGGACTGGCCAGCTTCATCGACCCGACCGCCGTCACCGTGTGGGAGTCCGGCGGCCCCGCGCAGCTGACGGACGGGGACGTGACCGGCCTGACCAACAGCTACAGCGTCTACGGATACATGGCGGTGGCCACGACCCATGCGGACGGCCTGATTCCGGTGAAGTTCGCCACGGCATGATGATCGCTGACAACAACCTGCTGCAACGACTCCGCGACGAGGTGGGTGTCCCGGCCGGAGAGGAAGACCGGCTCACAGTCAAACTCTCGGCGGCGAAACGATACGTCTCGCACGCGGTCGGCGGAGCCACCGTGGACGACGATCTGCTGGCCGATTGCATCGTCTCCTGCGCGGCCGACCTGTTCAACATGCGTGATGCCCGGCTCGGCGTGATGGACGTTGGCGACTCGACCGTGGAGCCGTTCAGAATCTCCACCGACCCGCTCCGCTCCGTCTGGCCGAAACTCCGCGCCGCCGGCGTGCTGACCGGGGGAATGGTGATCGCATGAACATCCAGGAACAACGAGCCGCGCTGATGAACACGCTCACCGACATGCTCGATGGACTGGTCAGCAGCGTCAGCATCGACGCCCAACTGATCCGCCCGGCGGCCGGCAAAGTCGCGGTGTTCATCGAACCGCCGACCGTGGAATGGCCGTCATGGGGCCCGCCGGAACCGGTCTGGACGTTGGACGTCATCGCCGGCACGCCGGCCACACAGCCATCCGCAGTCGATGACATCCTCACAGCGCTCGACCGGCTCGCCGACAAGGGCCTGAACCTTCAGAAGGCCACACCGGCAAGCTGGAACCTGGCCGGCGCCGGCACGCTCGCGGCCTACCAGGTCACGTTGAACGCTCTGGAAACCGAATAAGACAAGGAAAGGAAAACAATCATGGCTGGAAAGATCCGCACGCTCGGACCAGGCATCTTCAAAATCACCGACACCGCGAACGGCAGGGACTTCAGCGCCGACCTGACCAAGGCGCAGCTGAATCCGTCGAACAGCAGCGACGACCCGGTGACCTACTTGGACGGGTCCGAAGAGACCAACACGACCACCACGTGGACGTTCGAGGGCACCGTCGGCGACGACTTCAGCGAGGACGGTCTGGCCGTCTGGCTCTTCGACCACAAGGGCGATACGCTGCCGGCCCAGTTCGTCCCGAACAAGACCGGCAAGATCCAGTGGACCTTCAACGTCACCATCGCGCCAATCGCCATCGGCGGCGACGTCAAATCGAAGAACACGAACGATCTGAGCTTCGCCGTCACGAACGTCGCCCACACGGCCTACTCGGGTGAGTGATGGCCGACAAGGCATTGATGGTCGTCGGCCAGAAACGCTTCGTGCAGACGATGCGCAAGGCCGGCGCGGACATGGACGACCTGAAGGAAGTGAACCGCGAGGCCGCGCAGATCGCACTGCCCGCCGTCCGCAACCTCGCCCCGCGAGGCAAGACCGGCCGGCTGGCCGGCAGCCTGCGTGTCGGAGCGACGAAACGCGCCGGCGTCATCCGCGCCGGCCGCAAGGCCGTGCCATACGCGGGCCCAATCAATTACGGCTGGCCGAAACGGCACATCCGGCCACGGCTCTTCGTCAACAACGGTGTCGCCTCCACCGAGAGCCAATGGCAAAAGGTCTACAAGGACTTCATCGACAAGACACTGAAACAAGTGAAAGGAAAATGACATGGCAACCACAAGAATCACCTACACGGACGGTACCAGCGAACTCGTGCCGATCACGATGCGCGCGACATGCAAGGCCGAGGCGCACGCCATCGAGGCCGGCTGGGGGCCAATCACCCAGTCCCCCGTCCGTTCCGGCGCGTACGCGGCCTACGCGGCCCTGCGCATGGCCGGCCGCACCATGCCTGATTTCGAGCATTGGCTGGACACCGTGGCGTCCTTCGACCTTGCGGCACCGAAGGAGGAACCGGAAGAGGGAAACCCTACGGACTAGCCACGTGGCCCCAAGACTCGCTCGGCCGTCTCTCGTTCCTCCTGGCAAGCCGTTTCGGCGGCACGCCATGGCAGTGGAGGAACGAGGCCGACGAATTGGATTGGGGCACCGGACTGGCCGAACTGCTCAAGGAAGCGGAAGAAACACCGAAGGAGTGAACCATGGCGCACAGCGCGATCATGAGCGTGCGCATCACCGGCAACGCCGATGATGCCGTCAAGGCGTTCGAGAAGACCACCACGAAGGCGGCCGCTTTCGGCAGCGCCATCGGCGGATTGGCCGTCAAGGGCGTGACCGCGCTGTGGGACACGGTCAAGGGCTTCGCCGGCGACGTGGTGAACATGTCGGACAGCACCGACAAGTTCATGAACACCATGAGCTTCGCCGGCATCGACACCGCCAACGTCGAAAAGGCAAGCAAGGCGGCGCGCGACTACGCGGACCGCACAGTGTATGACCTGTCCACCATCCAGAACACCACGGCGCAACTCGCCGCGAACGGCATCAAGGACTACACCGGCCTTACAGAGGCCGCCGGCAACCTGAACGCCGTCGCCGGAGGCAACGCAGACACCTTCGGCTCCGTGGCCATGGTCCTCACCCAGACCGCCGGCGCCGGGAAACTTACCACGGAGAACTGGAACCAGCTTGCCGACGCCATTCCGGGCGCGTCCGGCAAACTCCAGGAGGCGCTGCTGAAGAACGGCGCGTACACGGGCAACTTCCGCGACGCCATGTCCAAGGGCGAGATCACCGCAGACGAGTTCAATAAGGCGCTCATGGACCTCGGCATGACCGACGTGGCGAAACAGGCCGCGACATCGACCAGCACCATCGAGGGAGCCATGGGAAACCTCGAAGCAGCCGTCACCGGCGGCCTGACCGACGCCTTCAACCTCTTCAAACCGGCCGTCACCGGCGGCATCAACGCGGCCGCAACGGCAGTCACAAACCTCGCGCAGACCGGCACGCAGGGATTGCAGACGTTCTTCACACAGGTCAAGGACACCGGAGCGTTCAACGCATTGCAGACGGCCGCGCAGTCGGCCGGCGGCGGACTGCAATCATTGTGGACCGGCATCATGGCCGTCGTGAACGCGATGACCGGAGGACAGCCGGCCGGAACCTCGTTCGGCAACGTGCTCAACGCCGTCGCCACGGCCGCGCAAACGGTCGGCGGCTGGCTGAAGACCGCAGGCGACTGGATCAGTCGAAACACGGAGCTAGTGACGCCACTCGTGGCCGCCGTCGGCGGCGCCGTGGCGGCCGTCACTGCCGTCACCACCGCCATGCGGATTGCCGCCGTCGCTCAGGCACTGCTCAACGCGGTCATGGCCGCGAACCCGATCATGCTGGTCATCACGCTCATCG